GCGCAACCTGGACGACTCCCGGAGGTCTGGTCCGGAACGACTCCTCTCGGTCGGGCACAAAGGCAATTGACCAGTGCAGGGAGGAGGCGTGACATGGCATTTGGAACCACGGGCGGTGCTATATATGGCGGTGTACGCCGGATTCCTGGTGATCTAACTAAGGGTCTAAAGATAGCAGCTCAACCTTTCAAATGGAACCCCAAAGTTACTATGGGTGCTGGCCTAGGAATCCTTGGTGCCGGTGCAGTTGGTGGATATAAGCATGGAAGTGCCCATAAGCAGTTTCCTATGCTTGAGGCAGGCAACATCTCAATGGCTACTCCAGCTAGTCAAAGACTAAACTACTCTACTATAGGCTTGACCCAGGCCCTGCATGACAGGCGTGGGAGGAGGTTCTAATGCAACAAGGAGCGGCATACGACTACCTAAGTGATCCAACTGGAGGTCATCGTATGTATGACAACCCCATGCTTAGTTGGGGTATGATTGGCACAGATATTGGTCTTACCTTTGGCTATAATAAGATTGCTCAAGGTATGACAGCAGCACATAGTCAATACTTACGTGCATCTTTCAGCCGTATGTCACTTTCGCAGAAGACTAGTATGTTTGGAGCAGCAAGAGCGGGGCCAGTGGGGCCTAAGTTCGTACAGACTGCTACAGGTGAGGTCATGGCGGTGGGGCAGAAACGGACACCTCGAGATACTAAAGCCTGGCGGTCACGGGCTGAAAGATACCAGCAAGCGAGCACGAAGAGGCTAGGTAGACAGTACCAAAAGTTTGGAGCAGGTCTACGTGGTATTGGTTGGTTCGCAGCAATTGCTGGACTAGCTGATCTTGGGTTCCATCTGGCATCTGAAATGGCACGTCCTGGTGTTTCTCGTGAGGCCCAGGAGAGAGACAGAGAAATGCTATCCAACAGTGAGGGCATGTTGGATACGCGTATGGCCTACACCCAAAGGCAACGAGCTATACAAGCCATTCATGATTCACAGATCTCTATAGGTAGATCCATGATTGGTCAAGAGTCCTCCTACCTACATCGATAACACAGGAACGATATGAAGCAGAAAGTTAGAGACTTTCTAAATGCTGGTTGGAGCCGTCGTAAGATTGCTACAGAGCTTGGATGTACCGAGTATAGAGTGAGAGCTATTATGCGCTCACTGGTTATTGACAAACTAAGAAAAGATGAGACTGATACTTTTGACGGACGTCTAAGACTCGCTAAGATTTTCTCCAAGAAGGAGAGGACCAAGATTACCGCGGTAATGAATGACATTCATGTTCCTTACCACGATCAACGTGCACTAGCTATTGCACTAGAGTACCTGAGAGACATTGAGCCCGATACTATCATTCTGAACGGAGACATCGTAGACTTCTACAGTGTATCCCGGTTTCAGAAGGATCCTATGCGGATTGATTCTCTCCAGTCTGAGTTGGATGAGACTAGAGCTCTTCTCACTACTATACGAAGAGACCACCCTCGGGCTACTATAATCTACACCAAAGGTAACCATGAAGATAGACTTGAGAGGTTCCTTATAGATAGGGCTTCTGAGCTCATGTCTCTCCGGTGCCTTTCACTAGATGATCTCCTAGGCCTGAGTGAGAACAAGGTTAAGTTCGTAGATACCTCTGTCCAGGTAGGAAAGCTAGAAGTTACCCACGGTACACTAGCTAGGAATATACCTGGGTCCTCAGTGCGAGGTCACTTTGAACGAACACATTCTAGTGTATTGATAGGACACGTACACAGGCTCAACGTTCAGCAGTTTCGTAATCTCTACGGGACGCACACTCTAGTAGAGAACGGTTGTCTTTGTGGTCTACAGCCTGAGTATGCCTCTCGCATGACTAACTGGCAGCAAGGATTCTCTGTGATTGAGTATTCTCCTAAGACGGGAGACTTCGAAGTTCATATGCGGAGTATCGTTGATGGCACCATGGCTGTAGGAGACCGAGTCTATCGGGCTGACTAATGAGTAGCAACGTTCCTGCTCTGTACGACCACTATATCCCTGAGAGGAACTACATCTCTCGGAATTACAAGCCGTTCGGGAAACCGTTCGATGATATGTGTGGTAACTGTGAGATGTACTACTCGGGGCTCTTCGAGAAGGGAATGACTGATCGTCTATTTCCTCCGAACTGTAAGGGACATGTTGCAGAGCCGTTGAAGCACCTGATACCTAGTGATTTCGACACAGAGGAGGAGTACAGTAAGGCTATCGTGTCCTTGGATCCTATCTCCTGGGCTGTTATGCAGTTTGGGTGGGAGGCACGGTGGTACCAGGAGGAGATGCTTTCCTGTACTGCCAAGTACAAGGTGATGCGCTGTGGTAGACGTGTAGGAAAGACAGAGGGAGCGTGCATTGCTCTTCTGCACCATGCTACTACTCACAACAATCGAGCTCTCCTGGTCTTGGCCCCATATGAAGCTCAGGTATCCAACATTTTTCAGATGCTGTCCAGACTAATAGAGAGTAGTCAGAATCTTAATCAGTCTGTTTCCCGTAAGACTCTCAACCCTCACCGCATCCAATTTGCCAACGGATCTTATATTCTAGGCTTCTCTGCTGGTAGCAAGACTGCTGCACGATCAGATAAGGTGCGTGGACAGGATGCCCACGTGATCTACATCGATGAGTTTGATTATATTCCTGACTCTGATATTGCTGCGGTAAGTGCTATCCTCATCTCCCATCCTGATTGCCAGCTGTGGACTACTTCTACTCCGACTGGTGAGCACAAGCGATTCTTTGCTATCTGCACGGATAAGAATCTCGGCTATAAGGAGTTTTGGTTTACTTCCACTGAGATTCCTCACTGGAGTGATGATATGGAGAAGGAGATGCGCCGTGAGTACAGCGCTGAAAAGCAGGACTCTCCTGAATGGCAGCATGAGGTACTTGCTGAGTTTGGAGACCAGATCATGGGTGTCTTCCGAAACAGCATGGTGGATAAGGCGATGTCTGACTACGACTTAGGAAAAGCTAGTCCTAGTCATGAGGGAACCTATATCCTGGGTGTGGATTGGAACAAGACCTCTGGCACACATATGGTGATCATGGAATGGGATGGCAGGTTTGTTCTCCTAGACAAAATCATCATTCCTCGAGGTGACTTTACTCAGATCCTGGCCGTCGATAAGATCATTGAGCTCCATCAGAGGTGGAATTTCAAGGGTATCTACGTTGACAGAGGCTATGGTAGCACTCAGGTGGAGATGCTCAAAAAGCATGGCCTCCAGAACCCCAGCTCCAACATGCAGTTTCGTCTGAGGGACTTTGCTATGCAGGAGATGATCGTTGTACGTGATCCCACCAATGGAGCTGAGATCAAGAAACACACCAAGCCGTTCATGGTCAATGCCCTGTCCATGATGTTGGATGGGGGCATGTTGGTACTGCCCACATCTGAAGATACCCGTGTGGTCCGTGATAATATGGCCATGGGTGTTGTTCAGCAGATGCGCAACTTCAAGATAGAGGGGTACTCAGTCCACGGATTGCCTAAGTATAGTCAGGGAGAGGAACATACACTAACAGCACTTATGTTAGCTGTTGGTGGCTTCCAGCTACTACATAGTGACCTGACGAAGGTCTCTCTGTCTGGTGGTATTGGGATTGTTCCATCTTTTGGCCAGACACAAGAGAACTTCTACAGTCAAGATATCCAGCATAGTGAAATCTTGAAGAACGTTCAGAGGGATGCTGAATCTCGTAATCTGGATGCTGGAGTTCCCTTTTTTGGGTTCGAGCAGGTCAATGGTGGCACAGTACGTGACCAGCAGAAGTTCCGGAAGAACTTCAGTTCGGGCGGACGCTCTCGAGGAGAGTACACACGAGGGAATCTAGGAAAGTCAAACCAAGGAAACAAGTTCGGACAATCGAACAAGAGACGCAATGTCTAAAGATCTAGAATATAACGGACGGCCCGAGCTCAACAGGCGTCGTATTATTGAGGAGATCCCAGTTGATGATATTCAATCACCAGCTCCGGCTCCTGATGATTCTGATCCTATTGATGATGCGACGACTACTTTGTTCACGAACCTAGGCCGCACTTATCTCAAGGGCGAGGTACTCAAGGATGGTCTACGCAAGATGGATCCTGCCCAGTTCATTCCTATCAACCCTAATGCTAGTCAGGTGGCTATCTCTGCTACTCGGTTGGATGAAGATGGCTCACTTGAGGGCACTATTATCCCATTTACTCTCTACCAGCTGTGTGTAGATATTCTGGCTGAGAAGCAGTGGCTAGTACGGAGAATCTATGATCGTCCTACTGATCTACCTCATGACATAGAGTCGTCAGATCGGGCCTTCCATACTGAGAGTTCGGGTGGAATGGATGGAGATATGGACAATCTTCTCAATGCCTTTCTTACAGGCAGTGGTATCGCTGGAGCTATTATCTGTGGCCTAGCTACCCAGACTATTCAGGATAAGGGCCACCAGGCCCACTCTGGTGAGGAGGCAGCAGCCAAGGCTGTCTTTGCTGCCCAAAAGATCCTGGGAATCGTGGTCCTTATCGAGCTCGGTGTGCAGGTTGTTGAGATTGTCAAGATGTTGCTAAAAGCGGGAGATACCACTCCTAACCTCGAAGATGTAGTCAACAAGTACCAGGACAAGAAGGCGAGGTGGAAGATCCTTGAGGAGAACGGATTTGAGCCTGATAAGTTCTATGCAGGTCAGTCTAGAGATGATGCAGTCACAGTCCTTGAGTACTGTAGTAGCTATATTCAGTCTCACCAGGCTGAGGGTCCAGTGTTTGATCACTGGGTAGCCTATGGTAATGTTGTGGCCAGACAGAACATCCTACGCAGTGCTCTGGACTCAGCAACCCAGTACTCAGAGGATTTCTCCAAGATGTTCGATCGAGATAATCCTATAGAGGTGGATACAGGTAGCCTTGTCGCTAACCACCTAAAGAACAAGCCTCACAGTCGGATACATAGTAAGATCGCTAGCCACTTCCAGGTATTGGATCGAGACTCGAGTGGCGCATATGATGAGATACTGAATAGCTTCATGTTTCAGATATCTGATAAGATGCTCTGCTGTCTAGTAGAGCTCTTTGGTACTATGGACACAGGCGCCCTCCGCCTTATTGCTAGTCTCCTACGTCTTGCGGCAATAGATATTGGAGCCTCCATCGCTGCTCTAATGGATGGCTTTCTCAAGATGCTAGTCAATGCAGTTGCCGCAGTTATCTACAAAATCATTGCGAGGATCAACAAGGTTGTTAACGATATTGCCCTCCGCATATTAGAATTCTTAGAAAAGATAGACGAGGCCTTGGGGTTCGAGACAGAGCATTGTCCTACCTTTGCAGACATCATAACAGGCATCATGGTCGCAATATATGCAATGGTAGACAAGATAGAGATTCTTCTTATGGAGATTCTCAACTATATTGAGAACTTGGGGACCCCAAATATAAATCTGGGCTTCCATATCGCTGCTGAGCGTAGGTACTTAGTCAATATTGCGCAGGTCCTCGACGTTATAGCCTCAAGACTAGATGCTGCCTCTGTATGTGCACATACGGACGACAAAAATAAGTATGAGATTCTTCTTAATGAATCCAAGGATCAGGCGGCACATGAGATCATCCATACACTACTAGAGAAGAGTCCACCAAGCATTCAAGTATCTGATGAGGATATCAAAAAATACTTCCCAACCTTGCAAGCCAGCACTAGTCCTACATTCGGATTTACCTACGGGCCTAAGACTGTACTAGGCAAGGATGTGGGGCAGAGGAGTGACGCGCTAAATAACTGTGGTGTGGAGATGACAGAGGAACGTAAGTCTAATATCAAGACGGAGATCTCTAACGCTATGGCGAGCGCCTTTGGAAGATAAGATGGCTAACCCAGTAAGATCACTCCTACAGAGATTCGGTTTATGGACTGATCAAGAAACTGATCAGATTCAAGAGAAAGTACAGCAGGATATCGCTCTGTCTGTAGGTAACAGTCCCAACGTTCTTAACTCAGCTATCCGATCCCGATCCAAGGTCCTTGGTCGGGCTCTTAGCTATGAGTTCCAGGGATATGACCTTCAGAGTCGGCCTGGTACCAACACATTCTCCCCTCCGATCTATGACCTCGCTGAGATCGCTCGAGCGACAGATGTTGAGCCTTATATTGATCAATCCATTCGTAAGCATCGTGAGATGATCCTCAAGGAGGGTTACACAGTACACGGTGAGGATGATGAGATGGTGAGCTACATCAAGAAGCGTCTGTTCGATATGGCGCTTGTTACAGGGATTCCAACAGAGACATGGATCCGTGAGTGTGTCACCAATCTAGTCAAGTACCACAATATGTTCCTTGTAGTCCGTCGAGATGTTACTCGCTCCCGCGGATCTCGGATAAAGATGCACGGCAAGATCCTTGATCCTATTGCAGGTGCATTCATCCTTGACCCGACTAGCATGAGTGTGAAGGTAGATCGCTTCGGCACACCTAAGAAATGGCAACAACAGTTAGAGTCTGGAGGAGTAGGCGCTCAGAACACAAAGCGCTTCAACCCAGAGGATATTATCCACGCCACACTTGATAAGAATACGGGGTTTACATTTGGAACGCCATATATACTTCCAGTACTTGATGATGTCAGAGCACTTAGACGTCTGGAGGAATTGGCAGTTATGTTAGCATCCAAAGAAGTCTTCCCGCTCTACCACTACAAGATTGGAACTGATCAGCTTCCTGCTATGCAACTCGAAGATGGTGGGGATGAAGTCGATCTGGTCCGAGCTGAGGTCGCGAATATGCCCCTCCAAGGTAATCTGATTACTAGTCACAGGCATGAGGTCAACCTAGTAAGTCGTGATGGCTCTGCTCTGGATCTCAACCCATTTCTTCAGTACTTCGAGGCTCGAGTTATGGGTGGTCTCCGTCTGTCCGCTCTAGACCTAGGTCGTGGTGGTACAGCTAACAGAGCTTGTTATTCGGGGGATACTGAGACTCTCACAGACAAGGGCTGGAAGAACCACTGGGAGATCGACGTTGAGAATGACCTTATTGGGACCTTCAACCCAGAGACTAAGCAGCTCGAGCTACATAAACCTGCCAGTAAGTATGTCTATGCATATTCTGGCAAGATGTATTACTTCAAGTCACGGATGACTGATATCCTTGTGACTCCAGACCACGATATGTGGGTCAACTATCCTGAGGCTGAGAGCCATCCTCCAGGATTAAAATGGCATAAGGCTCATGCTGAGGATATCCAATCTCAAACACCATTTCAGTTCCAGGTCCAGACCGAGTGGAAGGACCAGATCAAGCCACTAGCACCGCTGATCCTAGGTGATTACCCTGAGATACCAGCGGACACATGGCTGAAGTTTCTGGCATACTTTATTAAGTATGGCAAGGTTACACCTTCCAAGAACGAGATGAAATTCATTATCCGCTCTCGGGCTGTGTCTGAGACTCTTCAGGCCTTTGTCAAGGCTCTCCCGTTCGAGTTCCGAATCTACGACAATAACGACTACACCAAGTTCGCGGTCAATGATATCGAGCTTGTTCGCCATCTATCGATGGTCTGTTCATGTCGGACTTACCCAAAGAGGATTCCGAGCTATGTTATGCAGGCAGATACTGAGAGCCTCCGACTTTTCTTGGGAGAGATAGCTCCTCCAGAGCCTATGCAGGGCACTACTATCTACTATGCTCGAACCTATACCCTGGCTGGCCAGGTGCAGGAAATGGCCTTTAAATTAGGCTATCAGGCGAAGGTACTAGAGGACGCGAAGAAGCCCCGAGTACTTATCACGGAGGGTAATCAGACTGATACCCTAACAGATGAGAACATCGAGGTCGTGGATTATGATGGCGATGTGTATTGCTTCAATGTTCCGAACCACTTGTTTGTTACCAGACGCAATGGAAAAATTGCTATTCAAGGAAACACTGCAGCAAACATTAACAAGAACGTGCAAGATGCTGCCAAGGATTATCAGCAAGCGTTTACCACAGCACTCTCCCATGGTTTGTTCCTGCCTCTTCTTCTAGAGGGCGGGTATAATGTTACAGAGGAGAACATGGTGTTCCTCACCTTCCCAGATATCGATCGGGAAGAGATGAGAGCACAGCAGAACCACGGCCTACAGCTGCTGTTGGCTAATGCTACTGATCGCGATGAGTATCGTAAAGACTTCCTAGGTAAGCCACCGCTGACAGAGGAGCAAGAGAAGAATACTCCTCGACAGCTGGATGCTGAAGTAGATGAGAAGCTCGCTCAGGTAGCTGCAGCTGTGGCTCCTAATCCAGAAGCTGGTAGCTCAAGCTTGTCATCTACCTCAAAGAATAGTACCGTAACGTCCTCGAAATCTGTTTCTAATAGGGGCCAGCCTAGAAATCAGTTTGGTTCCAAGACTAAGAGTAGAAACAAGGCTAATGACTACCGTACTATTCTCCGGAACGAGTTCGATACTTTCCGTGGTCGCATCGTCACTCTGATCGAATCTGATCAGGATGAGCTCGATATCGAAACCTTGGACGGGCAGTTGAGATCAGCGTTTGGAGAATTCGTAACTAATTGTATGACTCGCGGTAAGAAATACCTCAAGGAGGAAGTGGAGGATGGGGTTGTTACTGTTCTTGACCAATCCGGAGACTTAGAGGAAGATATCCAGATCGGTCGCAGGGCCCTGGATAAGTTTTTCTCCAATTGTGTCGAAAAATCTTTCTGGAAAGTTGTAAGTCCTTTCAGAGATTCTATTTGTGGTCTGATCATACCTGATCAGGAAGGCAACAGCCCAAGGTATAAGGCCTATGGGTCCCTATCATCCCTATGGATCTCCATAGAGAGGCTGGCTGAGGGCCAGACCCGATCTTCCTACAGATTCGGATTCGCAAAGGCTTCTCGTATCTTAGGGTATACCAGTATGGAGATGCAAAATCCTGAATCGGGTGATCGCAAAACAATTGAGCTAAACAAAGGGCCTATTGTTTACAGGAACTTGATACCCGATTTGACTGATGACTACACGGAACTCACGCTCGGGAGCAAGTTGATACAGGACAACTCTGATGACGGAGACACCCTTGTCTGAGATTTATTTTAGAGATCAGACAACTATCGACCAACCCGCTAAGGGATCTGCACTGTCTGACGCTAAAGTCATGCTGGAAAACAGCTCTGATGATAGCGTCCGGCTAGTTGTACAGGTTGACGCTACCCATTCTGGTCTGCTGACTAATGGTAGAGTCTACCCTGGTATCCATGTCCAACGGGGGTATAGGACCTTCTTCTCCAAGGATAATGGTGGTCTAGCGGATATGGACAAGCCGGTTCTCAAGCACCATGAGCACGACCACGATGCTATCGGGAGAATTATTGGCGGTCAGTTCATCAAGAGCCGTACAGGGAGTGAGTTTAAGAACGACTTCCTCAATCCTGATACAGTAGAAAACGGCGGAAAGGGTTCAGGTGTGGTGAGGCTACAGGCCGCTATCACAGACCAGGATGCCATCGCCAAGATTCTCGATGGTCGTCTTGTAAGTGTGTCCTCAGGACATTCAAGCAAGAAAATGACATGTTCCCTCTGCAGCAAGGACCTCTTGGGTCCTATGCAGAAAATTTTTGGGGGGACAGATGAGGAGGATGACTGCCAGCATATTCCTGGTATGTCCTACAACGACGATTCTGGGAAGGGACTGTGCTTCGGCATTACAGGTCCTCTTACGTATCACGAGATCTCATTCGTGAACATCCCAGCACAACAGCCTGCACGTCTGACCAAGATCGACTGGGAAGAGGTCAAGAGCTGCGACTCACTAGACGGCTTGGTACTGCCAAGCACGAGTCGTGGCAAGAAGTCAGACATTACGTCCATGGTACTCATGGACAGCAAGCACCATCTAGATCTGCTAAGCCATAAGGTCGCACGTCATGACAATGTCGTGACGGTGAGCATGGCTGTAGCAGATAAAGTTATTTCATCTGTTTTAGATGGAGTGTCCTCTGAGGACGACCCTGATTATAACGCTGAGCCGGATCAGGTCGTTCCTTCGCAGGACTTAGGAAGCAGTGCCAAACCCAGACCTGGCCCGACTTCCGACGCACCCAGTCAGGAGAAGATATCCGATCAAGGCGCTGTCACTGATGACCGCCTGGATACGGACTCAGATACCAGTAGGAGCGATGATAGCAATGATAGGCTCGGCAGCACTGGAGACAGTATGAACGACAAGAAAACTGAGTTGTCAACTGACGCGCTCCAAGCTTCCATCGAGTCCCTAACTCAGGACAATGAGAGTCTCAAAATACAAATAGAAGAGAAGACAGCAGAGACTGATACTCTGAAGTCACAAGTAGAGGGGAAGGATTCTGAAGTTGGCCGTCTGGCTGATGACATGTCCGCTATGCAGGGCACACTAGCAAAAGACTACGCTACTATCGTTGCACAGTATAGAATTCTCTTGGAGAAGCCTGGGACTGACGGACTGGATGAGAAGGAAAAGCGCACTTCGTATGTTGACGAATTGGCTACAAGGTCTGTTGACTCTTTGCGTGATTCGCTAAATGACCTATCGGATGAGTTCAAGCTCTTCTGTGAGGAGACTGAGGCGAGCAAGCAGAAAGACAACAAGGGAACGAGAAGTGGACCAAGTATTGAGGACTCGAAGCTCGAGACCCCAGGACTTACTACTTCTATTGATGGGGCTAAGGACAAGAGCTCCAAGCCGCTATCAGCTGGTAAAGCAGCTGATGCAGCATTTGGTATTTAAAAAGGAGATTGAAACATGGCAATTAGAAGGCCACGTGGTTATACCGTCAATCGTCCGCCCTTTGTAGAGATCTGCGAAGGAGCTCGTCCTAATGTACAAGCCCTTGTACTAGAGGCGTGGACAGGACTTCCTCCTGTTCGGATTGACGAACACCATCATGACCCCATTGTTCTTGATGCTGGTACCCTGGTAGGGGTAGCAACAGGAACACAAGGGGCCACATCTATCGAGGGCAAATTGATGCCCTCAGCTTGGTTCACGGGAGGCAGTAGCCTCTGGGCCCTGAAGTACAACAGTACGGACGACAACAATTGGAGTCTTGGCGCTGGTGTAGCAACTACTGACGTTGACATTGGTGATGTCAAGCCTATTGGTGTGGTTTTCCAGCCCATCTATAGCTTTTACCTGGAGAAAGTCTTCACGAACTACAAGAGAACTGAGAGTGTCGGTATTGTAACCGATTACGTCATTCAGGTCCCGTGTAAGACTACTAAGGAGCATGCTATTCGGGCAGGTGACCTCATCTGCACGGCTACTGCTGATAACCAGGTCCAGTACGGACGAGACGCTGATGTGACTCTGCCAACTGGCTCCCTGGCTGGTCGTTATATGCGTGCTGAGGATATTGTCAATCATGCTCTCACTGGAGCCGCAGGAGCTGTTAGATCAATTATGAGTGTTAGCGATACAAGAGTTGCTAACCTGGCTGAGTTTACTATTGGTCGCTGCCTGAAGAGCTTCGAGTATGCTACGACTACTTCGTCTGACGGTACTACCTTCCAGGATGACGGCAATACTACGGTAACGTCTGCTGCGAAGAACGAGTTCGTTGGTCTAGACAAGGTTCAGACAGTTCCAGGTATGTCCCTCGCGGGTTCTGGTACTGGCGGTATTCCTGGTCACCTTCTTGGTGGAGCTTCCAGCGGAAGTTCATACCGAGCTCTAACAATTCTTGTAAGGCTTTAAGGAGAAAATATAATGGATGAAAATAAAGATTTCAACCTCGATTCTCTCAAAGTCTTCGAGGATGACCAAAAGGAAGTGCTTCTTTCCCTGCTCCGTCACTCCGAGGACCGAGCAGAGGCTAAAGTCAAGGAAACCATGGATGACATGGGCGTCACAGAAGACGAACTTGACCTGGGTGCAGTACCTTCTCACATCAAGGCAGACCAACAGCGTCTGACCAAGATGCGCGAGATCTTCGACAGCAATGGTTATGTCGATGGATCCCGTGAGCGTCTCTCTGCTTATGACCTTCTATCGAAGGACATGCAGGTCAAAGAGAAGCTGATGAAGGATAGCGTCTTCTCGTCTGACCACCCGCTCCTGATTCCTCGGGTGCTGAGTGAGATGGCGAGAGAGGCGGTAGAGCCCAACATCGTTTTGACTGGACTACTCCAGCGGATCAACTACAGCCACGGCACACAAATCGTATTCCCAGCTTGGGGTGCGATGCACGCTGCAGATATCCCTGAGGGTGGAGAGTACCCAGAGAGATCGCTTGAACTAGCCGGTGAGGTCACAGCGACCATCGGCAAGAAGGGTGTTGCCCTGAAGATCTCCGAGGAAGCTCTGCGCTATGGTCCAGTAGATCTCCTGTCCCGACACGTGAGTGCGGCTGGTAAAGCCATGATCAGGTGGAAGGAGCAGAAGGTTGCTACGATGATGCTGGACAATGCTGTCACTATCATGGACAACCACAGTGTCACAGTGAAGAGCACTTCA